ATAAAAAGATTTTGCGGGAAATTGTCAATGAATAATTTTTTTGAATCTGATATTATTCAGGAAGAACTAAAAGAAATCAATAAGTTACAGCAAGATCTTTATGGGAGTATTTTGACCTTTGGAAAAATGACTCGTGAAGAAAAAATAGAACATATTGATAAACTCACAGTGTTATTAGATAAACAAAGAATAATGTATACTCGGTTGTCTCTTTCGGACGATCCTCAGGCAATTGAGATGAAAGAGAATCTGAGAAAATCAGTTGCTCTGATGGGATTTCCTCCCGAAACTGATATGAATATCTTATTCAATAGTATGACTAAGACTATTGAATCTCTCAAGCAATACATTGACAGTTAATAAATACTTGTGCCTGATCGGGTGACACTTTTCAGGTGGAAAAGGGCATCTAGATGCCCTTTTCTTGTATAAATACTTATGTCACCCGGTTAGATTAGAATAATGAAACACTTTTATGTGTATTATTCCTATGAGGAATATGGAAGAGGATATATTGGAAAAAGGGAGTGTAAATGTCTTCCTGAAAAAGATGTGAAGTATTTTGGAAGTTTCCGCGATAAAACTTTTCAACCAACTCAAAAAATTATTTTAGAAACTTTTAATACTGTGGAAGAAGCACTTGAAGCAGAATGTGTTCTTCACGATTTTTATGAAGTAGATAAAAATCCACACTTTGCTAATAGAGCAAAACAAACTTCTAAAAAGTTTTATTTTTGTGAAAAAAGATCTGAAGAAACTAAAAGAAAAATAAGTGAAACAAAGAAAAAACAATCACATAAAGGTGGATGGCCAAAAGGAAGGAAACATTCATCAGAAGTAGTTGAAAGGTGTAGACTCGCTGCATTGTCGCAACACCGAAATAAAACTAAATAACCTATGGCTTGACAACCATTTTACCCCTGTGGTACAATAAAGTTGTCGCAAAACCAAATCCAATTTATCCAAAGTAATCCAAATGTCTTTTTCCGATCTTAAAAAACAATCCAAACTTGGTTCTCTTACCGCTAAACTGGTAAAAGAAGTAGAGAAGATGAATTCTTCTTCCAGTTCTTCCGATGACCGCCTGTGGAAGTTGGATGTTGACAAAAGCGGTAACGGTTATGCCGTAATTCGCTTCCTCCCCGCCCCCGATGGTGAAGACCTTCCTTTCGTGAAACTCTACAGTCACGCATTCCAAGGTCCCGGTGGTTGGTATATTGAAAACTCTCTGACGACTCTTGGTCAGAAAGATCCCGTTTCGGAACTGAATTCTGAACTGTGGAACAATGGCACTGATGCTGGCAAGGAAGTTGCCCGTAAGCAAAAGCGTAAACTGACTTACGTTGCAAACATCTATGTTGTAAAGGATCCTGCCAATCCTACTAATGAAGGTAAAGTCTTCCTTTACAAGTTCGGCAAGAAAATCTTTGACAAGATTACTGCCGCTATGCAACCTGAGTTTGAGGATGAAACTCCTATCGATCCTTTTGACTTCTGGCAAGGTGCAAACTTTAAACTGAAGGCAAAGAACGTCGCTGGTTATCGTAACTATGACTCTAGTGAGTTTGCCGCTCAGAGTGCTCTTCTAGACGATGATGACGCCATGGAAGCAATCTGGAAGAAGCAATATTCTCTTTCGGAACTTGTTGCTCCTGATCAGTTTAAATCTTATGATGAACTGAAGAAGCGTCTTGAGTATGTTCTGGGTAATAAGTCTTCTCGCCGTCAAGATCCTGAAGTTGAGGATGAGGAAGATTATCGTGGTCCTGCGCCTTCTCTGACTGAAGATCTGCGTACCGAACTCAGCAACCTGAAACCGACTCGTTCTAGTCAAGTTGTGGAAGATGAGGATGATGATACTCTGTCGTATTTTGCCCGTTTGGCAGAAGAGTGATCTTATAATACTGAGAGGGAGTTTACTCCCTCTTTTTTTATGGCATTGTAGACTTAGTATTTTCTGTCTTAATTAAAGTAGGACTGACATATTGTGATGATTGTTCATATGACATAATAATTCTCATGTCATTCAAAAATTGTTGTAAGTATTCTGGTTTAAGTAAGTATACGGTTCTCTTTTCTTCGTTTTTCTTCACTTCATATTCATAATTTGTTACTCCTGCAACAGGATTTATAGTTACATCTTTTTTATCTGGTTTAGGAATGGTGAAGTTTGGATCAACGATTTTGCCAGAAGGAAGTATTAGGCGATCATTCGCATCTCTAACTTCAACAGTTTCGTAATGTTTAATTTCTGTTAGATCATTTCCATATTTTTTAAGAGCAAATTCATATAGGTCTTTATCAGATAATGGCCATTGATCCCTGATGTTTATGATTCCTGCACTAATTAATACTACCCAATCATAATCTGGACTTCCATAAAGTTCTTCGGCAACTAAATCTGGTCGAGAATTATCTGGAATTTGATACTTATTGAATAGTGTGACTACATTTAGTAAATCATCCCTTAGTTTAGTTCTTCGGAATAAGTTCTTAACTAGAATATAATCCTTAGATGATGTAGAATCATTTAAGAATGATTGATATTCTATATTTGGTAACTCTCTAAAATATCCCATTTTAGTATCCTACTCCTTCTAGAGTATTTGTATAATCTTCATAATAAACTGGATTTAACTCTTGAAATGACATAGATATTTTTATATGAACTGGAGTTGCATCAGAATAAGTTGCGTATGTTCCAGATGCTGTATAGTCAACCGACATATTTAATAGTGCTGTCGGTTTGAATGTATGTAAAAATGGATGTTTTCCGGCACCTTTTTTATATGTTAGTTGGAATACGTTTGGTGCCGATACAAATAGTCCTCCTCCACCAGATCCACCAGAACCGGCACTTTTTCTTGGTGCCATTGCTTTTTTAAGTGTGGTTATGATTCCTTTAATTTCATTTGATTCATTTTTATCTCTTGCTACTAAATCGTAGGCAAAATTAAATGATCTTAACTTTACACCTTTAAATAACAATTCCATATTTGGATTTAAAACTTTTCCAGAAGCTCTTGATAAGACACCTTCCAAACTAGTGTTTGCTCCAAGAACATTTGCTGCTGCTGCTGAAAAATATGATGAAGCTAAATTTTGACCATTTCCTCCTACTGAAACATTTTGTGCGACACCCGCAGCTTTTATGATTTGATCAATTGCTCCACCCGCAAAGTTTTCACCTTCAATAACTTCTTTTGAAGCTCCAAGTGCATATGCAGCCATACTATTCAAACTGTCATCTCCCCAATCAACAGCATTAGTATCTTCTATTGATTGTGGTATTGGGAGAAAAATATATCCAATAGGAGTTGAACCAGCTAATGAATCTGAAGAAGTTCTTTGAATAAGACTAGCAAGATCACCTGTCCCTGTTCCTGCAGTAATACCCGGTGCTTTGTATTCGAGAATCTTAATTTCTAAATAATCATCCGAATCGTCAAGTTTTCGTAATGGATACCTATAAGTTGCCATTTGAGATTTTCTAACTATTTAGACGTAATTTTCTAAAAGGAAGAGTATTGACTGATTTAAATTCTTCTGGATATATTGTATGTAAAGAACCAACAATCTCTTCCCAAGTATATTGTCTTGGCCCAGGATAATGGTAATTTATTCCTTTAAATCCCCAGTTAAAAATTGTTGTGACCTGAACCAATGGGTATTCATCATACCGAATATTTGGTGTTTTTGGTGAATATATGAAAGTATAGTACCCACCTACTTCAGGAACAAGAGTAGTTTCTGTTAATACCTCTAGTAGGGAAATCATTAAATCATCTACTTTTTCAATACCAATTAATTCTTCTAGAATTGCATCTATTCTGTTCATATTCCTAGTTCATCTTCGGTAAGAATTTTAAATTCCCATAATCTATCGTTACAAAATTCTTGTGCTGCTTTCCATTTTGCCTGATTTTTTGCATATTCAACAACTTCATAGATATATCCTTTTGTTTTTTTCTTGGGAATCTTTGGTTCTATGGTTTGTTTTTTGGGTTTGATCTCAATTAGATACTTTTTAATTTCACCATTACTTTCTTTAACCTTTATATAAAAGTCTGGAAAATATCTGTGAACTCTACCATCAATTGGTGATCGATATGGTAA